AAAGAAATAAAAAATAGAAAATTTCAAAAAGAAATAAAAAATAGAAAATTTCAAAAAGAAATAAAAAATAAAAAATAACAAAAACAAAACAAAAATTTTAAATAAAAAAACATTTTATTTAAAATTACAAAAGGGAAAGGAAATACAAGGCAAAATATAAAGGCATATATATAATTTTTATTCAGGGTTATTCAGTTTTTTATTCAAGATTTTTTATTCAGGGTTATATTTTTATTTTTTTTATTTGAGAAATTTCATTTTTCTCCCATTCGACGTCCTTCCTCTAAACTATTTTGAATAATTTCGAGCAAACGATCATTTTTCCTATCTAATTTATTTTGTAATTGTTCATTTTTGTTCCATAAAATAGCGTTTTTTTCAAATTGCTCATTTAATGCGATTTTTAGTTGAGAATTTTCATTACGAACCATAGCTAATGCGTGTTCTTGATATTGAACATACGCTTCATCGACCAACGAACTGTCGGGCTCAGGAACAAAATCATCCATTTCTTCTGTATTCATATCATCGTCATCATATGAAGAAGAGCATACAGATTGTTGTTGTATTTTTGTTTGTTTTGCAGGATTTTCCAGTATTTTTTTAGGATTATTATTATTAGTATTATTATTATTATTATTATTCTTCTTCTTGGATACAGATGATTTGTTTTTCATCATTGTCCAGAACCATTTTCCGTCATAATAAATATTTACATTTTCACCACTATCCAATTGCTTACGTATTTTTTGAGTCGTTTCATTGTCGTGCCAGTATTTAAAATGAACATATACACCGTTATATGACTTACCTTTGTTGTCTGTTTTATTTACAAAATCAATTCGTCCAACACGACCAATGTATTGAGATTCAAATACATCGGTTATTTGTTGTTTACTTATGGCGGTAAACACGTGAGGGAGATAGACGCTTGATTGATCGAGTTGAGATGCTGACATTTTGATTAATTTTGATTATTGATTATTGTTTGGAGAGGATATCATTTATTTATTTATAAAAAAGACTTTCAATTTTATGACTTATAATATAAAAAACGATTTAAATATATGATCAAATATGCTATGTATTATGTCTGATAAAAATAATATAGAAATCGGATTTGGAAAAGAAAAAGAAAAAGAAAAAGGGAAGGATAATGATAAAGAATTGGATAAACATTGGACTGTTCAAAATACAAATACGTTATTAAAATGGATCACAATTGGTTCGTATTATATAAAAGTATTGGAACGAAACATTGCCGTAAACAGAGCCATTATTCGTTTCAATACAATTCAGTCCATTATATTAACCACTGCAACTGGATCAATCGGTGTATCCCAAATGAGTTCTATATTTCCTGCACAAACTCAGTTGGTTTTAACCACCATTTTTACCGTAATGTCATTCTTTATGACAATAACTACCGGTGTAATTAAAGTATTACTTATTCACGAAAATTTGGAAAAATGTATTCAAGTGAAACAAGAATGGACATCATTTATTACTAATATTTCAACTGAATTGCAACTACCGAAAGAGGAAAGGCAAGATGCCGTCAAATTGATTCGAGATAATAAAATGGTATATTTATCTTTGTTAAACAAAGATGTAGAAATTAACAAAAAATCAGAAAACAAAGCAAAAATGCATATCGAAAAAGAAATTGAAAAAAGCAGAATTGAATTAGAACACGAAAAGAATAATATATCCAAAAGAAAAAACGGTAGAAACAATGAAATAATCGATTTAGATTATTCTAGAAAAGCCGCACTGCACGACGATTTCTCCAAAATGATGAATAGTGTTGGTATTTCAATTTCTGATATAACTAATTATATTGTGAAAACGGAACTGCAAGCCATTGTTGATTTTGATTTGGAATCGCAATATAATCATATTATAAAAAAAGAGACGCAAATCGCAAAGGCAAAATTCAGTTGCGAATTGCAACTTAAACAAAAGGAATTGGAAACTAGACGAATGGAACGAGAAATAAGCGGATCATTGATGCTAACAAATTCGCCCAATTCTGCCGACAAATCTACACGTATACTTCAAAAAAAAATGGAAACGGTTGAGGAAAAATCAGATTCAGCCTCTTCGGAAGAAAAATCGGACCGAGTTGAACAGCCTGCAGGTGCAGCATGGCGAAATCTATTTAATTTGTAAATTTATAAAATTGAAAGGCTTTTCTTTTTATACCAAAAAAGACATCCTAACCAAACAAATCAATAACCAATAATCTTCGAAATGGAAGTAGTGTATTATAACAGTGTTTATGTTCCCCAGGTACTGGGAGAAACAACAGAAGAATTTATAAAAGAGTTCTTTTATAAATTCGATATAGCCAAGGTAAGTTGGGTAGATTTTACGGAAATGCGCACGTTCAATGGTAAACCATACAAAAGCGCGTTTATTCATTTTGAGTACTGGTTCAAATCTGAGATGACAGAACGTATGCAGAATAATATTACAGTCAATCCTAAGGGTTCTCGAGTTATATATGACGATCCAAAGTACTGGGTTTTGCTACCGAATCGCAATGATGATTTGCATCAAGCTCCTATGAAACTGATTCACATTGATGTATACGTATTACCGTACGAACACTATACAGAACAAGAAATGTGGAATATTATCGATCAAGCTAAATTCGGGCAGATTGATCGCGTTGAAATGCTCGAATACTCAGAAACGGACGGTAAATACGCGCGAATTTATTACAAACGATGGTATCCTACCGTTGCTGCGCGCGCGATTCAAAAAGAACTTGCTGAAAATAAAATATCTCATATTGAACTGCCTAATCACAATATTTGCTGGGCCATTACCGAATGCGAATAAAAACAAAAACAATAAAAACAATAAAAACAATAAAAACAGAAAAAACATAAAAACAGAAAAAACATAAAAACAGAAAAAACATAAAAACAGAAAAAACAATAAACATAAATAAAATAACTAATATTGATGGGTATAATCGAAAGATTATAATGAATTTAGTTTATTTTTTTCTTTGCTCCCAATTTTTTTATTGGTCGGTGTAACAGTTTTGACAAACTCCTTCGTTCCCAAAGGGAACTGCGGAGTTAGGTCGCTCACCTACACCTAGCTGCTCCGGCTCGATCCAATTGGGCATTTTCCATCTCCAACAAAATACCAATAACCATAATTTTCCCAATCATTCAAAATATCATTTATTTTTTTTATAATATGACGTTTATTCATTTCAATATACTTGATATTCGTTTTAGTAGAAATAGAATAATCTATCCAAATATTTATATTTTCAGGTATTATAATATTTTTAAATTCTAGTAAGAACCTTTTATTTTTTAGTATTCGTCGGTATAATTTTATCATATCCATTTGTCTTTGTATTTGGCTCTCATCAATATCTTTGTTAAAATATGTTAATAATGAGTATGACTGGCATAATGTATCATTTTCATTCACGTCTAAATTTTGAAATCCACGATTTACGCTACAAATAATTTCATTCGTATTTTTTTTAATTAAAATATGATGATGAGAATTTTCAAATTCTTCGTCTGTTTTTTCAACACCAAATTGTAATAATTTATTTGGAAAAACTTCCGAAATTATTTGTCTTACCGTTTGATCACCAAAAATTTGATTTATATAAGTATAGTGGTTGAATGAAAATATTTGTAAATCTTTATAACTGCAATAGGTCATTGTGTATTTTATATATATTACATATAATATTTATATCTAACATAAATAATATATAGAACACTTATCTTCACTTCGCTCAAACTCCTTCGATATGCGACGCACATCTCCGGAGTTCAGTCGCTCACCTACACCTAACGGTTCCGGCTCGCTCCACATCCGTGTAGGTTAGCTTCCTGCGGTGATGAACTCCGCCGACGTAGTCGAAGGGATCGAAGGATTTGAGTTAAAAACGAAGAATAATTTTCACAATATCCGTCAAATAATCAGTTGAAAATGCCATATCAGAACAATGTCCGATTGTATTTTTTTCAATATTATTAACACCAAATTTTATTTTATCTTGGTTTGATGTTATAAACCGATCGCTTATTTCTCGAATTATGAACGGATCGTATTTTGAATAAATATTATACACTTCTGTATTTTCCGTTTGGTCAAAATTAAAACCGGTCATATTATAAAACGACTCAAATGAACAATTATGAACACTTTTTATCAACTGCGTAATTTCGTCTGACCCACTATTCCATTTTTTATTTAATAAGTTATGTTTTATTTCATCATAATTAAAATGATTAAAATATACATTATACACTTTCCAAAAAAAAATAATATCAAAACGATAAATTAAATTATTTTTAAAAAAATCGACATTTTCGTGAACTTGCCAAGGAGTATCATAAGTAATTATCTTTTTTTTACAATTCAAATCCTTACATCTCTGCATAACGTGTGAAGCGATAACCCCTCCTGCTGAAAATCCAATTAAAATAAGTTCTTCTATATTGCCTAATTTACCATTCAAATGCAATATATAATTATGAATATCATCATAAATATCAAAACTAGTTTTATCCGTTTTTTCATAACAAATTAGTTCATAATTCGACATAAGACTAGTGTATTCTACATCTAAATCAGCCATCGCTTTGTTAATATAATAATGATATTCCAACGAATATGCACCTGATAGAAAAAAAACAAGTTTTTTTACATTGCGATTTGTGTGATAAACTGTAGCAGAATGTACAACATCATCATTTTTCAATTTATATTTATAATTCGTTTTTATAACATTTGGATTCTTTTTATCAAAATTATAATTTATATACAAAAATTGACAAATAAATGTCAATACATAAAAAATCAGCATTTACTGTTTATGATTTGTTATATTTATGATTTGTTATATTTATCTTTGTTTATAACATAAATATAATATATATTATTTTTCATTTTATTTTATTTTATTTTATTTTATTTTATTTTATAATAATGAATACCAGCCTTTTGTATTTACCTTCTTTCTATGCTGACCTTATGAACGGTATTTTGTTGTTTATTGCGGCTATTATTTTATACCGTAATTATTCAACGATTCAAAAAATAGAACCATATAAATTGGTTATTATTACTCTATTGTTTTCTATCGTCGTTGGTGTGCACGGGTTATCGCATCAAGGATTCGAAAGATCTCACGGGTATAATCCATTATTCACTTCTTCGACTACGTCTGCGGAGTTCATCACCGCAGGAAGCTAACCTACACCTAGCGGTTCCGGCTCGCTCCAACCCGGCACTTTAGTGAATTTTGAATAATTGTCCAAGCGATTCAATAGTAGACATTTCTTTTTGCTGCGGAGCATTGCAATTGAATCTACCAAATATGAACGTCGCAATTGAAAATTTGTCCTTGTATTGATGACGTTTTTTCCCAAGATACGACAAACTACCAATCAAAAGTAAAGGGATGATGCAAATAGTTAATATATTATTGATTTTTATAATAGTATCATATTCTTTTTGTTTATCGTTCACTTTATTATTCAAGTTGTTGTTCGGCGTGTAGTTAATATTACCGTAATTGTTGTTATTATTACTGTTTTTCAAACTACTATTGCCAGTTTTATTTAGCTCTTCCAACTCGTCATGTATTTCGGATCTGCGGATTACTAATACATAAATTATTGCTATTAAAACCAAGATTGCAATAAAAAAAGGAAATTCTGTTTTAATTAAAACCAAGAAAAACGCATACAATAAAAACGATTTCGGTATAAGATGAAATATTTTTTTGTCAGAATCTGGGATTGTCAACACAACAAAAAACACCATTGTCATAAATGCAAATGCGTGTTTTAAATAAATGCTATGATTTAACGCGTTTTGCAACCTGCATGGGAACAAAGTTGGTAAAAAAGCGGCAGAAATAACAAGAATTAATAAAAAAACAGCATATATCGGAAATTGTTCTTGAATGCTAAATACGGAATCCATTTATAATAATACGAGAAATTTTATTATAAATTTATTATATTTTTCATGGTTATATTTTTATAACTCTTTTGATCCCTTCGACTACGAAGGTGGAGTTCATCAAACTCCTTCGATATGCGTTGCACATCTCCGGAGTTCAGTCGCTCACCTCCGCTGACGCTCCGGTTCGCTCCACAGTAGGAAGCTAATCTACACCTAACGGCTCAGGCTCGCTCCAAACCCGTTTGCTAAGAACACGAAACCATCATCTTTCAATAATAATTCAAGTTTTGTATGGTCAATGGTTTTTTGTGGAATCATTGATACATCGTATCTATCAGAATCTACCGTATTTATGTTGACAGTGAACATATTTAATGTGAATAATAACGTGTTATAATTGTTTATATATTTCGTTGTTTTTAATAACCACTCGTAAAATTGGTCGATTCGAAACGTATCACGAGACGAACTCATATTCGCAGTGCGATCAAGATACATTTTAAATTGTTTATACCATTTCATTGTTTCATATAAAGACGTATTTTCTGTTGAATTATAATCAGTTCCCGAGAGTATTAGTATTTTACGGAAATCGTCGGTCGACATTTTTAAATCGCGTAAAATGTCGTCCAGATCATAGACGATAACAGTATGGTGAATCAAACTCATATGACGAAGAACTCGTTTACACCCATATGCAAACATATCCATATCATCGCTCAAACACCCCCATGCTTTTCCCGATTCGACCATATAGGCGCAAATTTTGTCGGCTTCGCCAGGTGCATCATAATGTGCGACACCATAAGCATCCATCAGTTCTTTGACCTTTCGAATATCATTATTTTTGATATGAATAAATTGTTTTTTCAGGGCGTTCATTTCTTGGTTCATTTCGTTTTTTTGCGCATTATCGAGTTCTTGATTTGTTTCCAATTCGGCTTTTAAATGTTTGAATTTTTGTTCCGCTTGTTGTTTTAGAAGTTTACGTTCTAATAATATTGTTTGTTTTTCGGGTGGAGATTTGCCGTCGAAAATGAAGATCAACGTTATATTATTTTCTTTAAATATTGATATTAAAGAGTACATATTTTCAAGAAGCGTTCCTTCTGCGATAAATTTGTACATGTATATGCTCGTGTCCACTACGATAGTTTTACCATTTAATGTGCTTATACTTTTTTTTGAAATAGAAGACTTATTGCAATGTTCGGCAAGAAATCGGTTCAAATATTTAATACCCATTTAGTTTATGAATTATTAATTTATTGTTTATTGTTTATTGTTTATTGTTTATTGTTTATTTACGGTTTGTTTTTAAATATTAAAATATTAAAATATTTAAAATCAATTTTATTATACAGAAAATTTCGACTATACATTTGGAGCAACTGCGCAGTTCCCGAAGGGGTCGAAGGAGTCGAAGGGGTTCACACTATTTGCTGTTTTTGTCAGCCGCGACTTTTGCAAATAATTTAAATATACCGTGTAGTTCTTTTTTTGGTGGTGATTTTTTTGACGAGGTTGATTTTTTTGATGAGGATGATTTTTTCGACGAAGATGATTTTTTCGACGAGGATGACAAAGAGCGTAAATTTACAAAAGATATATGATTTAAACTTTTTTCCGAATCCTCTTTTATTTCGCTAAATTCGGATTTTATTCTAATATCTCGAATCTTTATTTTATGAGACACTCCATCCGAATCGTAAAGCATAAAATTATTATTTTGTAATGCTTTGTAAACTGTGCCTAATTTCCACGCTCTATTCTCGTAAAACTCTACGGGCAAATCAACAAAATAACTATACTTTAATGTCATCAGAAAGGTATTTCTCCCTAATATATTAAATTTTTCATTACCATAACTGACAATATTTATAGTAGTCTTTGTACTTTTTGCAGCATCTGGATATCCAATATAATAATAACCATCAGAATCTTTTTCAAAAACGATAAGTCTATTAAATTTGGATGAAGGAGATAATGAATTATTCTTACGCGTAAAATTCATTATATATATTAACTAAAGATATATATTTATTTTCTCTTCTTTCTACTTGTTTTTCTACGTGTGGTTTTTCTACGTGTGGTTTTTCTACGCTTATTTATTATATGATTGCGCGTTTTTTTATTGATATTTCCAGCGACGAAGGTCGAATGTTTTATAGATGACACGCCGCCTGTTTTTATATCAACAGATTGACCATCTAATGTTAATGTGGTAAAATCGGTAATATTAGTAGTTGTATTATATGTACCATTCAATGAAAACGGAATATTATCAGGATTTGCGCTTACGTTAGATGTGGGCGAAGGGATCGAAGGAATTTGATCCATTTCAAATTTTTCTAGAAAATTTGTTAATTCTAGGTCATATATTTTTTTAATATTGGAAGAACACTCCTCAAAATTTTTACAATGTGGTATGTCATTCAATAACGATATATATAAATTTCCCCATGCTTTTAAATCGGCATCTTTTGACATATATGATGGCATTCTTAAAAGATTGGATAGAATAGATTGGTTTTTACGACGAAAATCGGAAGTACCGGCTATAACATTTCCTATTAATAATTGTGTGTTTCCCAAATTATTTCGAGTACATACATAATCACGATTAATTAATGGGTTATTAGATATAGATAGATCAAAATCAATCAATCTTACATCTGGTCCAATCAAATTATCTTGGAGCGAGCCGGAGCCGTTAGGCGTAGGTGAGCGACTGAACTCAGTAGACGTAGTCGAATGAGTTGATAAGGTTGTGTTTATTTTTAGTTCTTTTAGTTTATCCAGTATTGTGTTGATAATCTTTTTGTCGTTTAATACCATTATGTTTCCCGGATGTAAATCTCTATGGCATCCTACAGGTTTTCCATTTGAATCTGTAAATGCATCATGAAATTTTACCATAACATCTGATATTTTTGCAAGAATTGATAAAATAATTAAACGTCTCAATGTATCAATATCTAGGCTTTTTATTCTATTATCGGTAATAATCGTTTTTAATGTTTGCGGAAATTTATTGAAATCGGTTCCATCGATAAATTCTGTTATTTGATATGGATATAACCCCTTCTGATTATTATGAATATCACCCGATGGCAATAATGGATTCTGATTTACAAACCCATATTCATATGTTTTTGGAGTGATAGGGGTTTTTGTGCCACTATCGCCAAATTTATTATCTAATTTTACAGACATTTCAATTTCTTTCAATGATCTAAAATATGTTAAATCGCCATCTTTTTGATTTTCTTTAAAATATTGATCGCTAACTATTTTAGCATCAGTTGCCGTATTAAATAATTTCGGTCGCGGTTTCCATATTTTAAATGCACAATATTTATAAATGGGGCTCTTTATGACGCTAGACGTATTATATTCAACTTTATAAACAAATGCTCCACTTTTTCCTCCTGCTAATTTTTTAAAATAATCAGTTGTACACTTTTCACTACCCAAAAATGTTTTTTCGCAATTTTTAATATTTCTCTCTTGTTTAAATTTATCTAATAAATCTGGTGCATCTATATAATTAATAGGATTGGGTAAAAGTGCACTTTCAATAAATTTATCAATATCGTTCGGGTCCATTGATAAATGACAACAGTGTGTCAAAATAGAATATAATATATATTAACAAAATATATTATATTTCGTATACAGTCATTCGCAACGTTTGACCTTCCATCGTGTTTTTACGAATATGTTTGTTTTGAAACCATTTTTCCATAATAAAAGAATAAGCTAAATATTTTGGTGAACGGTATATTTGTTCAATCATATTACAATAAGATCCTATCGTTTCACGCGTTTCTGTAAAATCCAATGATTTATGGTTATTTAAAGCACACCATTCTACAAACATATTCATATTCACCATTAATACCGATTTGATAACATAATAGGACAATGCATTCGTTTTTTCCTTATACTTTAATGCCGAATTAGGTGATTTTTGTGGGTTCGTATATATTTCAATCAATTCTGTATAGGTCATCCCAGTATGATCCAATACTTTTGCACATTGAAAAGCCGAGAACATTGCCTCAAAATGCAAGAAACCCTCCATTTTTTTAATAATAAATGCCGGATCTGTTTTATATTGAGTCGTCGTACTAAAATATGATATAAACATTATATTCATAATTTCCGCCCACATTTCACAATATGTCTCATATAGACGCATGTCAGCTGATACCGGGAAAATCTTCCGCATTCTTTGGTCTGAAATAGTATTGTCCATGTGTGAAAAATCCAACCCCATATTGTGAAACGTTTCGTGAATAAACACTTTGAACCACTCTTCCAATCTAAAAATATATAATTCCGTTGATTTTGAACAAGATGTGGTAAATGCGGTATTAATATGTATTTGATCCAATGGTTGATCCTTGGTATTCGCTACTTTTTTTAAGTGATCGGTTGCATAAAAATGAATGTTCATCGTATTCGAACACCTCTTTTCTGCATATTTATCTGCAATAAACAGCCACATAAACATTTTTCGTAAAGCATCCCGACAAAACTTGGATATATCGGAATTTATTCGCGAATTGTGTTCGGAAACCGGAAATACAAATGTTATGTTTATTTTTCGTCCACCGTAATTAAACTCGTATTTTTTTTGAATAACTTTCGATCCATTTATAATATCTTTTATTTCGTGGGGCAAATAATCATATGAACCTCCTTTTGTACACTGGGAACCAGACATTAGCTCCGTGTTTGATTCAATAATAGCAATCTTGCCTAAATCCCACGTTTTTTCGGATAAAACGAGTGTTTTATGAAGTTGTTTCAACATTTGCGCCGATTTTGTGGAAAAATGTGGCGCATCGACCGCTTGTTTGATATCTTTTGCAAAATTATGCTTTAAAAAATGGAGAAGATTTTTTGTAATATCCTTCATTCGAATCGACTATTGAAAATATTATATTACTAAGTATGTAGTACTATACTATTCACCGAAAAGAATATATCATATTATTCTACTTTTCTACTATTTTTCCGGTATTCCCTTTTCCGGTATTCCCTTTTCCGGTATTCCCTTTTCCGGTATTCCCTTTTCCGGTATTCCCTTTTCCGGTATTCCCTTTTCCGGTATTCCCTTTTCCGGTATTCCCTTT